CTTGTTCTGTTTAGTCAGTTGCTCTAAATAAGTTGAAAAATCAAAAGGAATATTGTTGTTCATTGTTTCATTTTTTGATTGAACTCTTGTGCTTCACGTGCTTTGGCATTCAGTTCTGTCAATGCTCGCCAGGTGTCACAACTCATTACTTCTTTTTCTTTTGTTATATCTCCACCTGTAAGGGCTCTAATTTCCGTATCCATCAAAGCACGCATATCCATATCCTGAGATTCGCCGGAGGAAGGTCTAAAGAAATCCGGCCACAACTTCGCAAACAACAGCTTGACAGACGACATCCAGTAGAGTACGCAGACTCGTGTAACTGCATCAGTATCTTTGATACCGTCATAAAGCAAATGAGCAATTGCATTGAGAGCTTCAGTGTTTTTGCTTTGCAAAAATCCCTGATATAAGTTCTCGATAGCAATATATATATGAAAAGGAACACCGTGCAGCTGCGCATCGACGGCTGTTGCCTCGCCAATTGTGTCGAGCCTCACGGGTTCCTTTGAAGGGCTGTCTAAAAAATCTAAATAACTCACTGCAACGGCTAATTGCTTATTGTCAATAACAATTCTTTGTCCATCAATTGACATCAGTTGTTTGTTATCGTCAATTCTTTTTAGCAGTTTTAATCCGCTAAAACGAATAACTGCATATGTTTTCACTTCTTCGGTATGAAAGTCTGAAGCTATCAAAGAGAAGATGTACTTCATCTGCTCTTGAGTAAGCTCCTCCCAGCTTGTAGGAAGGCTAATTTCAACCGAAGAAAAATGTTGTATCTTCTTTCTTATTTTCATAAGGAGTATAATTGTTTGCTCGGTAGGCCGTGCTGTTTTTGTATTCTGAAAGTGAATCTGCGTTTACTTGGATAAAAGCAAAAAGTTCTTTTGATAATAAATTAATGGCGTGCTTATCTTTATGCGAAATATAAGCTGCCATCAGCCTGGATGTTATATCGATGCATTGATAATATAATTTGTTGGAATCAGAGATACCGGCAATATAATTGCTCAACAACGCATTATAGAGTTCATTCCCCATAATTTTTTTGACGAAACTTTCAGATGTGAATAATTCGGTTTTCAAGGAGTTGAATTCTTCGCGGTAAACTTTGCTCCCATCCGGTCTTGTAATTCCATAGCTTCGCATTATCATTGGTGACCACAGCAATGAAAATATCTTTTTAATGGCGTACTTGGATGATTTCCAGGACGTATTAAGCAATTTTTCAAATAGGATATCATCCGCATCAGAGTATTGATGATACAACTGTTCGCGTAGGGCCGAAACACGTTCACTACTGGCAGGAACTACATTGTTGTTGCTGACAACACCAAATCCATTGTCTGTTATAACAAGGTCTATCTCAGGGATAGCGTTGTAAGCAGCCAAGGAACAGACCACTCGTTGATAATAATTTAGCAATTCGTTTGATGCGATATCTTCATCAGACAGGTGTGCAAAAACATCTAATTTTTCAGTTGCTTCATCTACGAAACTTGATAAGCGTTCGAATATAAGTGAGTCCGGACTGATTAAAGCAGGAACGTACTTCTCAAAAACTGTTTGGTCAATTTTCAGTGTCATCATCTTCTTCTGTTTGATTGTTTGAAACTTTTTTGGCGTCTGTATGTTCGTCCAGTGTTGTTAGCATAAGAAATGGAACTACCGGTTCAACGTTCCAATCGTTGTACCAGGCAATAAGATATAATGGCATAAGAAGTAAATCATGCCATGATTTTTCAAGTGCTTGTTTGATGGTAAATAATTCCCTTTTGTCAGATCCTGAATTATTACTTTGACTTTTCCCCGGAGTGGCGCCGACCAAATTTGTATGAATTCCATCTGCATAGCATACTGTATTGGTTGCAACTTGTGTATCTTCAGCCCAGTCCCCACCTTCTTTTCCCGTATCAATTTTGTCGATGATTATATCTTTAATTTCAGTGCCTTTCATGGGATCTACCATGAAGCCAGAAATCCAAACTTTTCCGGAGTTTTCTATTCCACCAATGAAGTCTCGAATATTTTCTTTTTCTTTTTTTATACGGGCCTTGCATTTTTCCAAATCTGAAATACCTTCCTCTTGACATATACGTTGCCAGTAATCACGAGCGATATTAACTTGATATTTAACACTAGCAGAATTGCGAAGTTTTGCTCTTTTACCTGTTGATATAAGTCTTTTTTCATCGTAGGAACCACCTTTAAAAATACTGATCCAATACGGTATTGGATAATATTGACAGCCAGCAGTGGGATATTTCATGACCACAGCAAATTTGCAGTCTTTTCCATCAATTGTGTTTATGCATTTACCCTCTTCGTCAGATTCTTTTCCCATTCGTACCATTAAGTCTCCGAAAGGGTCATCTTCATCCAGTAAGGGAATTACTTCAGCCGCCTGATCATTTAAGATGCTTCGATCGCGCCAGTTATAAAAGAAAACATGTTTTATTTTTCCCATTTTGTCAGCCGGCTCAAAACGGCAATAGCAGGCTTCTTTGTGTACTATTTTTGCAATCGAAGAATGGTCCCGAGTTAGTATAATTACCGCAACAGAAAAATAAAAATACTTCATGTCTGTAATTTGGTTCAGAAAGTATTTCGGGAGAAATTGCTTTCTAATCCATGAATTTATTTTTTTGTCTTTAGTGGGATAATCTGTGCCTGGTTCTCTCATTTCAATTCCTGCACCATAACTAGTCATTACATTGAATAATTTGTTGGCACTTGTGACTTCATCACCACCAACAAGTCTCATTATTTCATAGGGTAATTTATTATTGATACCCCATGGGATATATTTCATGTCAGGATGCCCTGGAACTGGAATTGGAGAAATCTGTCCTTCTTCATCGAAAATACCTGTTGTATCTTCAACTGTATTCATTACCGCCATTACCGGAGAATCAGTTAGGCGAAGTACTTCTGTTCCTGCAGGAATAAGTTCTTGTATGTTGTTCATTACCAAAATATTTTCAAGTTGTCAATTTCAAATAAAGATACGTCTCTAAATTTTCTTATCTGACGACTTCTAGGTAGTTGTACATTATGAGTACCTCCTTGTCTGTGCCCGGATAAACAGATGGCTCCATTGTACTCTAGGATGTCACCTGTAGATAATTTCCACAGCTTTATGTTGTGAGGTTTACCATCTTCCAACATCCTTATAGCGTCATTCCTATTTAAACTTTGTATTGTCATTCGTAAGTTGCATCAAAGGTTTTGTCGAATATTCTAATGCCCCAATTTTTTGCAATGAACATTCTCGCTGTTTTATCTTCATTCCAAGATACGCTACCACTTGGTATTGTATCGTCAGAATTATTTTGTTTGTTATCGCTATCTGTAATTACGATAGCACATCCATCTGAAGTTCTCCATGCTTGTTTTGCGCATACAATATCGTCGAACAATTCAAGCATTCCGTCTGTTAATGGACCTGTTTCTGCAGTCCATTCAGGTATTGCTTCAATATTGTAGTTTGTTTTTCTTCCGGATATGATGGCAGATGATCGTGACGGTTTAAGATCACGAGTCAGATTCCCGAAAAAATGAAATGTCTCTAACATTCCGAAAGCATTGATAAATGTAACGTCCGTTATGTTTTGCGCCATTCCGTTGGGAACAATTCTATATGATTGTTTTCGATGTCCAATGGTTACAGAATATGCCACCAACATAAATTCAGACTTCGGAGCCGTCAAAATACTTGGCGATACGTCAATATTCTGTATAAGGCCTAAGGCTGAATTAGATGTATATACTGTATTAGTTGTCTTTTGCGTGTTGGTTCCATCTGTCCATAGAGCATCAATGGTAGCAGTAACTGTTGAAGATGTTACCTGATACAAACTAATATATTCTTTAGCTTGTATGTGTGTGTATTTGGTACCTGCAAGAGAAGATAGAAATCTTTGATTGCAAAAATCGGTGGCGCTAACGGTCATTATCCCTTCATACGGCAATATGATGTAGTCGTATTTGGAATTGTCAAAAGATATGTGTACATCCATGGGAGTAGAACACATCCAGTCGCGCAAAAGACGGTCAATATCGTAGATAATAATTACTCCAGAACTGTCTGCTATCAGTGTGCTGTTAAAAATTTCTGTACTACTTACACGAATTGTTACAGAAACACTGCTTTCGGCTGTAGCTGCTATTGATATAGCAGAGAAGTCGGAAGGCCATGACAGTGAAGGAATAGAAGTACTAAGTGTTGCCATTCTATTTTAGTCTTTTTCTAATGATAAAAATTGATATTATTGCAAGTAATCCAATTATTCCTAATCCTCCAAAATGAAGTTTTATTTGTTGCCATAAATTAAGTTTCTTTTCAACCTCTTTGATTACAGGATAAGGTATTGAATCATATTTTAATATGTATTTTGTGTCTGTTTTCCATTTGATTAGTGCATTTGTATGCCATCTATTTTTGTAAATGAAAATAGTATCTCCGCGTTTGTCTTGATAAACTAAAACAGAATCGTGAACTAGTTCACGTTCAGTTAAAGTATCTGTTTTGTTTTCATATACGGTTTTCACTTTTTCAATAGGGACAAACTTAGTGGTAGTGCATGAAACCATAAAGAATACAACTAGCACTATTGATGCGATCATTAATACAATTAATAGAACATTAATAATATGACAAATTCGGGTATTCTTGCGAATTTCAGCGTTAATGTGTTCTTCATTCATGATGTTAAGTATTTTTGTACAGATTTAATCATAGCACACATGGTATTGTAATAATTCGGGTCAGTTGCATATTTACAGCCAACATTGTTCACAATTCGGCGAGCGAATTCAAAACGCTGATTCCTGTAAGGCCAAGCATCTGCGTAGCCAGGCTTTTGGAAAATTCTTGAATGTTCTGAAAGACATTCTTCCAGGGATTGGAAGTCCTTGAAGAGTCTTTTGACAGTATATTTGTATCTCCCATCCTCAAGTCTGTTAATTCCGATAACTTCTTCAGGTGCTGTGAATTTGACATCAGTTCGGGGAAATATCTCATGCGTGGTGATAAGAATTGTCTTACCGGTCCAATTACTCCCCTTTGTGATTCCAAAAAGATTGTAATTCCCGATGCATGACTTTCCCCATCCGGATTCAAGTGCTGCCTGTGCTGTTACGAATACGGGGCTAATGTCCGTTGCTTTTATAGCTTCCAGATAAACCCATTTGCAAAACTCATTTTTAGTCATCTTTTTTTGTTTTATGTAATTGAGAAAAAGCAGATATCCCGGCTCCTATTGCGATACACAACGCAATAATATCTTTGTATTTGTTTGACAAGTCAATTCCGGCTGCTGTCTCTGCAGCAAGAATAGCAGTTGCGATGGCGCTGATTGATGCAGATATGTTGCGTATGTATTTCCATAACTTTGGCGTCTCAGACAACCAAAGTTTTTTAATATTGCGGATCATAAGATTGTGATTTAAATTTATCCTCTTTCAATTTCATGTCGCCTTTCATCTCAATCAGGTCATTTCGAATACCATCTATCTTGGTATTGATCTCATCTATTTTTTTCGATTGAGATGTAAACATTTCATGATCATTTTGTACTTGAACTTCAAGTACTGCAATTCTTGAATTAATCTGCACCCATCCACCTATGATGCAGGCAATCATCGTGAGTATTACTCCGGCTGCTGTCCAAATTTGACTTTTATTCATGCTGTAACAATTTTGTTGCAGCAAACTTACCATAATTAGATATGGGAACAAAAGACAATCAGAAATGTAGCAATTCTTCTATTTTATGATTCTTGACTTTTTCTTTGAAAATGATGTTTGGTTTGTATTTTTTTTTAAGTACAAACTTGGTAAAATGTCCTTCCATATAGACGTATTTCCACCATTCTTTATGAATCATCCATCGAATTTTACTTCTAATATTATAGCTATCATAATGTATCATCATACCCAGATAACTATTCATTGAAGAAACAAACTTCTCGGCATTTTCTTCTGCTTTACCTTCTTCAGCCAAGTAATTGTAACGTGTAATACAATCGTACATTTTACCTCTTGTACGATTGCTTATGTAGATACGTCCAGGATGGATATAAGCCCCGATATAAAGTAAGCCCTTACTCGCATGCTGAATGTAACGTTTCTTTGGATGCAACGTAATGTGGAGCTCTTCAGATAGGTAATACTCCATCTTAGGAATCAATCTTATTATTTGTATCTTATATGGGACAAGTACAGTAAAATCATCCACGAATCGAAGATAATACTTTATCTTCATTACTCGTAACATAAAGAAGTCAAAGAATGAACCAAGAAAATTTGCCATCAGTTGTGAAGAAAGATTTCCTATCGCGCATCCTTTATTTTTTGGTTGGCCAAATAACGTTTTATTAGGTGGAATATGATCCCATTTCTCTGGATCTGACTTCTTAACACATAAATCTTGCGGACAATGATATATGATTACCTTAGACACATATAATAATGTCTGTAAGTCCGGTCCGAAATATCTATCTTTAATAAAATTGGAAAGTTTATCCCATAGGATATCTTTGTCAATATTCATAAAGAACCCAAGAAAATCAAACTTTCCAATCCACCAATTAGGATGCGCATCGACCATGTCTCTAAATGTTTCGACTGCTTTAAGAGTGCCAAATCCTTTACGACAATTCATAGAGACATCTCCTAATTCGTGAAACAAATTTTCAAACAAAGGATTTACTCTTATGGCCCACCAATGATGTACGATACGGTCTGCAAAATTGGCAGCAAAAACTTCACGATATACCGGCCATGTTACGACAAAGCATTTAGATATGCCAGGCTTATATGTCCTTGTACGTATCTCATTCCAAATACGAACGAGTTCAGATTCATAGATTCCTTGAAATCTGAGACAATCTGTACTGTTTCTCTTATTTGAACAGCATTCATAATAAGCGGTTACGATGTCCTCAAATTTAATATTATAGGTATTATTCTCATCCGCCAAAACAACCGGCAAACACACGGGCCGAACCCTATTTGTATTGTTCCTATTGTTATTGTTTGAATTGCCATTATTCATATTAACGTTCCAACAGCTATTCTGTGACAACTAACATCTTTCCTCGTTTCCGAGGGTGCCACCCGGATAATCTTTTTACTGCTCACTCTCCATTACATTAGTTTTGAAGATTCCGGCTAGAGTACTTCCGCCAACCAGTGGATTGCTGGCCTATCTCTCCACAAAGCTGCACCATCTGTGCAGTTTTGTTTTGTCCTATTAGTCTCTTCTTAATACATAATCTAAGGAGCAATCGTAACCTCCCAAATGTTCTAGCAAATTCATTGAGGAATTGTATTCTTCCTGCCATATTCATATTGGCAGCTTGAATGAGTTCGCTACAATCAAGTGCGGTTCTGAATAGATCTGAACCGATATCGTAGCGAGCCATCCTAGGAAAATGTTGACGTTCATCATAGATGAGTTCCACAAGTTCAAACATTTTTCGAAATAAGGGGAGTTCTTCAGTGAGTGCCATTTTTATTGAACAGCACAAAAGTACAAAAAAAATATCGAAGACTCCTTCAGCGTATAAAAAAACCGCCCATAAGGGCGGTAAATATTAAAGAAACAAAGAGAAAAAGAGATAAAGAACCTTAGATTATCCCGCCAAAACAACCGGCAAACACACGGGCCGAACCCTATTGGTACCGTACCTACCGACACTGCCCGAACTGCCACCATTCACATTAACGTTCCAACAGCTAGAATTATCATAGGGCGTGCTTGACCAATACCAATCCTCGATAAATGTTGAAAATCCAAAAGAAGCTAATTCAGCATTGATTGAATCTTTGTACTTGCACATTAGGCGAAGTTCTCCGATACTAGGAAGATACCATATTACAGGTTCAGCGTTCAATGTTGTTGCTCTGTAATTTGCACATATTGATGCTGCTGGTGAACCAACTATTCCTTGCGAATCTGTATATCCTGATAAGGAAGAGATAATTTTTAATGTGTCTTCAGCACCTGAAAAAACATCCCATACAGAAGCAGAAGAATTATATGAGGTTACTCCTGAAATTGCTTTTCCATATCCCCCCCATGCTATAGAAGTAGAATTTTTACTATCGACTGCATTGATTGAAGACATGATAAATCTTCTTTTTTCTGCACGAATTTCTAATCCGATAGTCACTAAATTTTTCCAAGCATTGCTTCCAAGATTTGCCCACTCTTCTTTTGAGAAGTAATACAAACATCCTTTTGAATAACTTATTGAATTCAGTGAAAACTCTGTAATGCAATATACAGCAATACGAGAAGGAAGTTTACCTCCTGCCCATTTCATATAGTCAGCAAACGCTGATAATGGTGTATTTTCATTAACGTCAAATCCTAAAGCATTAAAAGCGTTTACTTGCTCGTCACGATTTAATCGAAGTAGAGCGGAATTATTTAATATACTCATAATATCTAGTTTACTGAAATTAATCTTACCCTGTATTGACTTGTTTTAGTTGAAACTGAATAAACACTGTTGCTAAATGAATAGTACCAAGCTTGTGTTTTGTCACTTCCATACTCAGTACTTGACCAATAAGTTAAACCTTGAATTTGACAAAGAGCATTTGTCCATCCAAATTCTACAAGTGCAGCATTAATTTGAGTTTTTATTTTGCTTATTATCAATAGAAATCCAAAAGATGGAACAGACCATTCTGATGAGTCTATATATCCATTCCCATCGTTAACAGAATATGCAAGAGCTATATTTCCAGCTAAATCTGTAGATGCGGCAGCCATAGCGCGCGTGTTTGATTTTGCTTCAAAATCAGCGTATAGCCCTTGTGTAATAGCGCTAATTACATTAGATGTCGCAGCTGCATTCCCCCATGCAATTGAAGCATTAACCGGATAGTCTTGTGATGCAATAATAAAATCTTTACAGTAGGCTCTAACACGGAGTCCGAGTGTTAGATAATTACTTTGGTCTGTAACTGCATCCCATTCCGATTTTGTAAAATAAGCGCGTTGATTCGTCGTTTTTTTTACTGTGGCCAATGTGATATCAAGAATACCACCAGCCCATTTGATGTAATCGGCAAATAAGCTTGCTTTAATTGTGCTAGCGTCTGTTCCTGACGGTAGCAAGCCCAAGCTTATTAAGGCCTTTACTTGTGCCTGTTTCGATGTTCGAAGCAGTGTCACTGATTGTTCGTAGCTACTCATATATTTATCCGTTATAAATTAAACTTGCGTCTGCTTGCTCTCCATTATAATAGCTGATGGCAAGCTCATCAATATTACTTAAAGTAATTACAGGTAGTGTACTGTCTGCAGTTCCATTATAGTATTCAGCGTTTATTTCATCAATCAGATTGATGAAGGCAGTAATGATTGTTGTAATTGTGAGACCATCAAAAGCATTCTGCATTGTTTGAACCTGCTCAACGTCTCGTATCACGGTCAGACCATAAGTCCCGTTTATTACAGGTTTATCTTGTTGACTGCCTGAACCGTCAAGACCTTTTATACCAAGTGATATCATATATAGCAGTTCTGAACCGTCCCCCTGGAGTGACATATCGTTAATACGAATCAATGAGAACTTTTTAGTTCCACTTGCCTGACTGCTTACAACGTCTTTAATCATTTGAATGACGTTTAGATTCGGAGAGCTTTCCACTCTCATTCTGATGACGTTTGGAAAGGTTTTTATCTGCATTCCGGTAGTAGAAGAAAGACCTGCATATGTCAGTAATGGAAGACCTAAGAAGATGAGGTCTGTCATTGTATTTGGAAGCGTTATGTCGTTAATCGGTGATGTCTGCGCTATCGACAAGCTTTGCAGAGATGATCCTACTGCATATATGTGACGTAGGCGCGGACATTGCTCTGCATTGACATTGGTGATTATTGTATTCCTAATGTCGAGCGTCGTCAAGAATGGCATGTCACCAAGAGGGAGTGATGTCAGCTTGTCATAAGCTCCAATAGAAGATTCTGTATGTGTTGGGCTTCCAATGATTAACTCTTGACACAACTTCATGACTCCGAAGTTTGCTGTGCTGCTCAAGGATATTTCAGACACATCGAGTTTCTTCATACGGTCTGCCTGGTAGATATAGAGCAATGCACCTTCTTCATGTGAAAACTTCGTGAAGGTATATTCCTGTCCAGCTTCCAAGTAAACGCTCTCAGAGAGATTACCGGACGAATCGTTTCCGATTCCGAAGTATCCGGATTTGGCAGCTGTGATTTTAATCGTGGCCGTAGAAGCGGATCCCACTCGACCACTGACTATGCCATCGCTGGAGAAAAATTTACCTGTCTGATAGAATCCGTCACGATATCTCCAGCGCCTGGAGAGGAAGTCAGGAAGCGCAGTGAGGCGAAGCCCGTGCATCGCATAGAAATAGATGGTGTCTGAAGTAGCAGTGTACTTGTTGTACTTGCGCTCACCATCGTAGGAAGATACGGACTTAGGCCATATCTTAAGTCGCTTATCAACGTAAATGTACTGAGCCCCTTCAGGTGAAAAGGGTGCTATTGTTTTTCCATCGATGGTTGTTTGAACGCTTCGCATTGCTGCAGCAACAGTTCGCATAGAGATCTCCGTTCCGACACTGTCAATGTTGACTGTTGGCTGAGAGTATAGGTTTTTGAACAAGATACTGCCGTGTCCAGCATAAGGATTGGTAAAGGTCTCCGTACTGTTCTTGTTAGGATCGGTCTCCGGATCCACCGTTTCACCTCCATCATTATCTTCTCCATTGCAGCAGTCGCAGTCGTATATCTTGTTCATGTACATCTTCACGGAATTGACCGAATATTCTCCGCCAGTGACGTTCTGACCGTCTTCGAGCATCCACATTGGCTGCATATTCTTGGCCTGTTGGTCGACAGCGGCCATATAGTCCGTAAATATATCGTATGACATGAGGCTGCGTGGATTCGCATATAGATAAAGTTCTTTTTTCCATTTAAGTAGCTTAGCCGCTTTTTCTGTAACTGTTCCTGTAGAGTAATCACAGTCATTACAGAAACGTAGCCAGGTATACAGCTCGAACGGTACCTTCTTTCCTAGAGCGAAGTCAATTGCAAGTTGGTCGTTATCAACCATACACTCGAAATAATAGGTCCAGGCCGGAAATGTAGTTGCTGAGATGCTTCCTGCATCCACAAGCTTTTGCACCCATGCACTCTTATTCGTGGATATGGCCATCATATCATCTATTGAAGACACACCCATAAACCAACACATTCCTTCGTAGTTCAGCAACTCGAAGCCTGTGATTGGATTTAGTACGTCACCTGTTACCGTCCACTTCCCATCGACTTGCTTCATTGTTCCAGTGGTATTCTTCCACACGCCATCGACGTATCTGTAGATGCGGTAAGAACTTCCGCAATACATGGAAAGTAGATATACTTTTGTCGTGTCGATGCTTGTGTCAGCAAGAAAGCGCGCTACTATGTCTGTGATACTTTCCGCCGGAAGGCCAAAGTATTCCTTGAAGCTACCATCCTGATAATTCAGACAGCCCATGTTATATCCTGGAGTGTTCTTGAAGCCGAGAGCAACCTGTTCACTCTTGTCTTCCTTCCAGTTTCCTTTTGCGTGGAAATACACATTCTGTAATGTCTCGTCTTGGCATCTGAAGACGGCCACACTGTGATTTGCCGTCGAGTGATTGAGTTGAAGCCCTGACAGAGATATCGTGCCATTCAACCACGTTCCGTCGAAGTTGCGCTGTATCGGTGTCATATAATTACTACCGAGTGCTCGGAATGTCGCGTTCATAGTCTCGCATACACCGCAGTCGTTGGCGTTACTGGAATCTGAGTAATCGACCTTAACGGTTATCAGCTGAACTGGAATCGTGTTTTCACCGACTTGCACATAGCTTTGTTCGGCCAATGATATTGCTCTCTGTCCGGCTGTCGTCGTGTTGTCCGGATTCAACAGTTCTATGATTTTGGTTGCATCCTTGCATTTGGACGGTGCGAGGTAAAAACGGTCATTCTTGACAGGTCGCTTTGCCGAGGTCGTCCCCTGGTTTCTTTTCTGAACTCCGAGTTTCTTGAAATTCGTCCATGGACGAAGAGGATTGTAATAATACAGCGTGATGTATATCTTGCTGGATGTACTCGTCGTATTGTCGAGGGCTTCAATGTCGCTTCCGTTGTACGGCGCTTCTACGATGTAAGGTATTCCACGGGCGTACAGGAGCGCTGCTGATGGACGATCCATAGTGTTACCTTCAGCTGTCTGGCTGACCAGAACATTTTCAAAGTCATATTCTTCAACCATTACTTCTGTGTCTGCTAATTTTACCAGATAATTTTTGAATGCCTGGCTAAATCCGAAGTAATCGTTCCATGCTGTGAGGTAGTAGAGATAGAAATCACCGTTCGTTCCGTTCATGGTGATGTTCTTGTTCTGCGTGATATTTCCTTTTCCACCGACATATCCTATATTGGCCACCTCTTCTCCATTAAGATACATGACTATTCTACTGTATTGAACTCCAGACCGCGAAAGATAAATGGTGGTTGGTTCGATGACAATGGCCACAGTTATCTTTTCACCTTCAGGATAGGAGCGTTCTTCTCGCTGTGCAATTCCGTTTTTGCAGAATATTCCTATCTTTTTTCCATTGGCATAAAAACCGACACCACTGTCAGGATCGTAGCACTCTATCAGCTTCGTATCGTCATTCTCAATATTCTTGGCAGCAAAAGAGAATTGTATCGCGCATCCGGTGTTTTCGACAGAAGATTGTGAAAAAGGATAGTGCGATACGCCCGCCGTAACGTTCTCTGCCACGCGTAGGCAATTTTCTCCAAGAAATGTGCCGAAGCCATTGGTTCTATAGTTCGCTCCTGATAACTCTATCGCATAGCCCTTGCTCGTGATGGAGTGGTCCGTCTCGTTATTGCTACGGGTCGAGAAATCAAAATCATATATGGCGCCTTCCTTGATGGCGGCATCGATAGCAGAGCCATAAACCACTAAACTTACATTATTGCTCGTAGCTGCTCCACTTGTAGCATTAAACACGAGCGTGGCAGTTCCATCCGTGGCGTAACCGTTTATTTGTTTTTTTATACTAAATGTGGAACCACGAGTAGCCAAAATCTGAGTAAACTGCGTGCCGTTAATGGTGAGTGCAACGTGAGGATTCACATTGTTAGGGTCGTATGCGGCGATATCGAGTTGAACGGTTTCGTACAGCTTGATTTTACCGCTTTCCTTATCATTATATCGTAGGGACACAATAGGAACAGCACTCGTTGTATCTACAACCATGATACTGGTGTAGATGATATTTCCTTTTGTTCCTGAAGCCACATCTTCGCCCTGGATACGGAGTTGGTATGCTCCATGCGTCAAACCGAGGTCGGAAGGGTGAAGCGTAAGACTGTGCGTGAACGTATCTGTGATGACGGTCGAAGCAACATTAGTCCACACTCCTTTCAGGAATATATCTACTCTTGAAGTAATACCCTGGTCGGATGTATTATTTGCGAACTTATACAACGGAATGCTGATGCTGCTCGCTGTAGGAGATATGACGTTGTCCGCTGTGTATCCGAGCACCTGCACGCATGTACAGGTAACATCTACAGCAGTTACATTGATATTTTTGCTTCCGGTGTGTCCTCCGTCGTCAGTGGCCACTAATTTGAAGCGACGTGCCCCAGCAGCGGAGAAGAACGATGTAAAATCGAGGTTGAAAGTGTAGTCAGTGAGTGAACCTGAAGAAGCAGCGCTCTTCGTTTGCTTCCATACCGTGAGTCCACTGTCGCGATCAACAAGCTCCAGTTTATCGATAGAATTCTCTGTTTCTGTAGTACCGACCGTCGTCAGTGACCGAATGGCTACCTTCGTAGATATTGTCTGACCATATGCCCCGTACAATGGCATCTTCTGAAATGCAATGGCCACAATCGTACCGCTGGTTTCTCCAGTACCCGTTCCAACTGCGAACTGTATCTCATCGCCGACTTGACTTCCTGCAGCATTCTTCATGGCCAACTTGACAATTCCTGTTTCTTCCGTATTAACATCTAAGTTAACCGGTATCTCATTATAAGCTCCTCCTGTGGAGAAAGCATCTGTTCCGCCCTTGATAGGTTTATCAAAAACAGTTACTTTGCTGCCACCACCTCCGAAGTCTTTCCACAATGCAACTTCACCGATGTCTGATATAGCACCGTTGAATTGTTTTGTTTCTAGCGTATTTTCAGCAATTTTGTAAGCAATAATTAATCCAGTCTTTGCATAAGTAATACCACTACTTTCTTGAAAAGCAAGCAATGCCGTAACTGCGCTTTCCAAGTTGTAATATCCTATCTTTGGTGCACCGACAAGATTGTCTATAATAATGTAAGCTTCACTACCTGCTGCCAGGCTTCCGAAGTCTGTCCAGTTATCAGGGATTATCCACTGTTCCTGCGTGAGAGTTTTACCAGTATATTGATATGTTTTCCAATGGCCGGATGAAAATGCAAACGATATTATAAGACCAAGTGAAGCTTTTTTATTGGACCAAGCTACGTGAACAGCACTATGTGTTGTATCTGTTGTATTACAAAGAGAATAAAAACCACTAATAGGAGATTCATTGGTTACGTTATATACGTTTCCAATAGAAGAATCTCCGCCTAATTCTTCCCAATTATCTTCAATGGTGAAATAAGCATCTGTAATATTAGAAGCAATGTATTGTTTGCGTTTCCACTCACTGTTAACCATGCACACCAATATCATTCCGGATTCTCTGTTGTCTTTAGGAACAGCAGCTATTGCCGTTTCAAAATCACTATAATTCGTAGTTAATTTATAGATAGTTTTTGAAATGGTATTAACTAAGCTTGTGTACAACTCTTTTTCCGCATTAGTAGCACGAGTAATTTCATCATTGAGTTTAGATTGGTCAAGTATCTTGTACCAACCCCATAATGCAGGAGAATGGACAGGATCATACTCTAATATATATATTTCTCCTTCAAGAAGTTGGAAAGAGCCATAATATCCAACATTTTTACAAATCCAAAAAACTTTGGTTGTATAGCTATCCGATGGAAGTCCTGCATTGGGCTGGTTCTGATCATATGTGGCAACAGGAGAATTCCATAGTCCGATTAATTTGCTACCTTCCGAAAAAAGTCGATTGAGTTTCCCGGATGCGGTATTAAAATCAATAGACAAATTCGAAAAGGAATTAGTAAGTGTCTCTATAGCTTGTTCGTTGGTGTTAGCTTTACTTAAAGCAGAATCTGCTTCTGTTTTTGCCGTATTGGCCGAATCGGATATTGAACCGAGCGTATTAGTAAGCGCCTCTATAGCTTCAACTCGTTTATCTTTTTCGGCGGTTACCAAGTTGGAAGCTTCCTGTTTGATTGCAGATACTTGAGCTGGAGTAAGAACTCCTGCAACTGAGGTTGTTAATGTTGGTATAGGAATCTTAGTTATTGTAGTATTTCCATCAGAACCGGGTACTGAAAACACCATATTTGTTCCTGTTGCATCACTGACAATTGTAATGTTACCGGAATTGAGTGTTTGAGACAGTGCCTCAATGATACCTATAAACAGTGTTCCGACCCGATACGCCGTGTTTTGTTTTTCGCTGCTTTCGTCTCTGATGACGACCGCCTGATCATACAGTGTACTCATCTTATTTTAGTTTTGTTGCAGCAAACTTACCATAATTAGATATGGAAACAAAAGACACAAAAAGCCCCGCTTCAAAATGAGCTTGAAACGGGGCTTTTGATTATTTGCGTTTTAGCAACCATTTGAACCGGTCACCGTCAAGGATAATTTTACACCCTTTTTCTTTCAGTATGTAAGATATGTCTGTCACACTCATATCTATAGTGTCAATCATCATTGTGTGAATTTCTTCCGAAGTAAGCATTTCTGCGTTTGTATCTTGCATTTCGCAAGGGACAAAGCTATTCAGCATCTCTGCGGCTAATTGAGACAGAGACAATATTTGTTTCGATACACCTTCATTCTCTCCTGTATTCTTGTTCATAGCGTTGTTCGTTTTTGATATATGCTGACAGAATTTGGTTGACAAGTATAAGTTCATCCAATGTCAAAGGATCATCTGCCATGCTGTTTCCTTTTACCGTGATGGAATAGGCATTGTTGATTACTTTTCCTTGAGAAATTATTGTTTCGCGTGTTACTACAACATCATCATTTTTAATCATTCCCCATTCCTCCTTTCTTGCAGCTATAGATTGACAAAACAAACCACGCCGTGCAGATAAGCATGGCCGGAATACTTGCACACAATAGCAGCAGCGCAGTGAGGGCGCTGTATGCGTTTAATGCCAATAAAGTTTGCTTGTTTGTAACTTTTTTACCCTCCCCAACGAGAGCGGTGAAACATTTGTTTTCTTTGTTGAGCCATTTATTTAGACTCCTACGGCCTTGACGGGAGGCCTGTAACGTCATTCCTTTTGTTTCCATATACGAAACTGTCTTAAGCAAGTGGCAAACAAAAACGGCTGCCACATCCGTTTGCTTAAGACAGTTTCACTCCTTTGGGGATAGAAAAATCACAGATGGACAGCCGCGTTTAGCGTGCTATGTTTCGTATATGGAACTTCCTCTGAAGTCTCTGGGGCATAAAAAAAGCCCGGTTCGCAATGAATCTGAGCATTTACCGATGCCCCTCGGAGTGGACTACCACTGTCTTAAGCGCTGCAAAGATAAAAAAAGGTTTGGAATTGACCAAACCTTATCGTAATTATTTCTTTCCATGACAATTATCCCATGTCTTACCACTCGAACAAGGACATTTATTATTACCGTGTTTTAACCATGCTTCATGTATTTTTTTGTAATGCATAAATTCATTGTTTACCTCATTAAAATCTATTTTTTCTATACTTGGTATTCTAAAAGAAAATGTGGTTTTTCCTTCAGTGTTTGTAATAATAAAATCACCTTGTGTTATGATATCCATCCCTATAAGGACATCTGCATCGGGTATTTTTCCTTCACTTACTGATACAAATTCAAATCCAACTTTATTAGGTAATCCGATGTTTACAATATGCATTGGAACTTCATCTTCTCCACCTGCATGTTTCATGACACTAAAACCGGTTGTTTTTAATCGTAGCTCATCTGAAACTCGTTTAGTTATAACCGAACTTGTTGCTCCGGTATCCCAAATAGCAAGATAATTTTTACCAATAATGTTGTCACCTTGCTCTTTAGTTATTTTTTCAGGATTAAAACCAGGGTAAATGGTACATTCTGTTTTCAATACTCTTAGAATTCCTTCATGGGATTCAAGTGTAAATGCCATATTATTTTTCATGCAAATACTATTGAAGTAAAAGTTTGAACATATGCGTTTTCATCTTTTCCGCATTTCTGAATAATAAATGTTTCAAGTTCCAATTTATTATCATTCGCGAAGTCCATACATTCCTCAATATTTTTTCCTGAAAACAGTATTTGCTCATCTTTAATCACAAGATAACTATCTCCGTATTTTTTGAATAGGTTACTCTGATTCTTTTTGAAAAATTCAAAATCGTTTTTTATCATTATCCTAATTTTTTATGTGTAAAAGTATTATTTATTTTTCAAACTTCCAAAATAAAAATAGAAAATTGCGCCCGTAGGCGACGGGCGACTTTCGTTAAATCCGGTACAGTATACCGCGCCTAAATAGTTTCAGCACATTTACGAATTCTGTTTGACAAATCGCAAAGTGCTCCTTTTAAATTTTCAATTTCTTCAGGAGTGAAATCAGTAGGTTTCCCGTTACCGTCAATTCCGTTCATTTTGTGATAAAGCCATGAAGGAGATTTTTGAAAATAATTTCTGGAAATATCACCCCAAGAAACAGCTACCAAGATGTCTTGCATCTGCTGTTTTACCGATTTTTGATTAATTACAATTTCCATATTTTGTATTTTAATGTTCAAGCAATTCATTGAAAAGTCCTTCAGCATACCAAAGCAATTCCGGATATCCATCAGGATAGCTCTTATTATAATTTCTGATTGAGTAGATGAGTTCTTCTTCTTTATCTGTTAGTTTCATTTTCTTACTGTTTTGATTTAACGGCACAAAGTTAGTACGTTTTTGCGTACTAACAAAATTTTATTGCAAGAAAATACGCGTTTGCGTACTTTTTAATAAAAAAGTTCCACATCTCACGACGTAGAACTTCCAGTTTAATAAAAAATCATGTCAATCATGTATACCTAACATAGGGCAAATTGCGGTCCAAGAAACAGTAAGAATGCAAGCTGTTTTACTGCTTATTTCGGAGCTGTGAGTTGAAGTCTGGTTAACAATTGGGAATGGTCGTTCACCAAGGCCGACAAGCCATGAGTTTCCTTGAACATCTGTAAGTCTGAATGCTTGTGGTACGTTTGAAATTGGAAAACGTTCCGATAATGTTGCAGTGAATTTGGTAGTCCATGTTCTTATACCATTTTCAACTTTATCACTCACTTCTACATTGGCAAGTCCAATCATACAAATTTTTTTCCAAGGCATGTAATCAGTAATGATCACATGCTCGTTATCCGGCATTGGATATGCAAGTTTCAGGTGATATGCGTCACAGAAGCCAATTTTATTGATGAGAACTATCGTCGTCATGGGCATAAGCTTTTTCAGGTTTTAATGGTTTTGCTTCTACGGGAACTTCCTCAAATTCAGAATATTCAAGCATGTATTTCTTTTTCATTGCATCAATTCGTTTGTCAAGATCAGGTAACGCTTTGAATCCTGCATCAGATGCGTTTGAAGTAATCTCGAAAGTTTGCGGAACAATGAGAGAGTAGTCCGGTCGGTCTGACTTTTCGTGATCAAGACGGCTACCCTTGACATAGGCAGCCAGCATTCGAGCGTATGCGTTAGCATCATTATTTTTTCTTGCAAGCGCAAAACCCTCTTCGCAGCGTTGGTTGAAAACCCATCGATACCATTCGTCAGTTGCCTGGTTAAGATTTCCAATAAGTATCTTCAGCAGTCGGACATCGTCATACGCCACAGTAGGCGACATCCCATAATCGCGTTTAATAACAGAAACTATATCCTTATCTCCACGTTTAGGATCTGAAAGCCAGTATGTGTAAACAGCTCTCAGGCGAAGCAGTCTGTTTTTGGTGTGACTGTTAATTCCTGCTTTGTCCATTTCCTCGTCACTGGAGAATAAGAATTCCTGTAAATGTCTGATTTGGTCAAGGTTCATCATTGTCCATATCTTTTAAATAGTTGGACACTGCGATTGTAGCAGTAGGACTACCGGCACGTGCTAATTCAATGTTTTGTTCGCGTATTTCAAGCGATGCTTTTGCTTTTTCCAAGTGATACACTTGTGCAATAGGGCTTTCAATGTCATTCAGTTCCATAACGAGTTCAACTCTTGAAACGCCAAGAAAGATAGCCATATCGCCAATGGGAGTGAGTTTCTGAGTAAGCTCACATACTTTTTTAATCAAATCTTCTGTTCTGTCCATATTTCCGCACAATTCATTTTTTGAATAGATGAAAATAGATAGTCGTATATGGAATTATCCTGTAGAACGACATAGCTTTCCATCCGGTTACCTCTTGTTTGGTTCTGGCTTGTTATGACAGATATTTTCTGTGTATTCGTCAGAATAAGCAACACTTTTGAATGATTTCTGCAAAGCATAACTTTGTCAAATGTGTTGCGTAACATAGTATTGATGCGAGCTGTTTTTTCTGCGGCTTTCATATCGCAGTAAAGAACAGCTGAAGTAACAAGTCCTTTATTTTTCAACCTAAGAAGATTCCGCAAAAATTCTTCTCCGGTTGAAAACGTTGAAACTGTAAGGTTTGCAGGACCTGTAGTTTTCAGTATTTCAGATAAGATGTCTCCCAATTGCATTTGGTCACTCATCTGTACTTGTACTTTTTCGTTTGTCAATCTAAACATTTTGTGCAAAAAAAAAGAAGCCGGCCGTCAAACAGCCGACCTCCAGTCATGAAAAATAGACCCTTTATTCAAATTTCAACCCGTATTTTTTGAGTTCCTCCTGATTTTTCGGTGAGAAAGTTCCTCCTGATGAGATGACCTGGTTGATTTTATCCTGCATGGCAGTGATGACCTTGTTTGTCTTCTCATCATTCGCATCAAGCGAAGTGAGTAGCTTTTTGTTGTCGCTAATGAATTTCTTGGCAGACACATAGTCTTTATCAGACAATTTTGTAGGTTGTTGGTTAGATTCAATCACCTGCGCAGCGTCATATTTAGCCCAGTTTGCTCGATATTCTTTGTCGAGTTCTCCTAATTGAAAACACTTTTCTTCTCTGTCGCAAGGTTCCTTGTCGGCCATCTGCAGCAAGTCATTGTACAGAGCTTTCATTTGGTAATAGATATCTCCGTTTTGAACGTAGAGATTTTGAATTTCAACTGAAAGTTTGTCATGATCTTCACGTTTACCTATGTGCTTGGCATTTGGCTGATCATTATCTGAGTCAATAACAAGCTCATTTTTTTTATCAGTTAAAGGAGAACCAGAATTTAAGCTTTTTGTCGCGTGTTCCATCACCTTTTGTTCTTGATTGGATACGTCGATCAATGTCATTCCTTTCAATCGAATAGTGAGATGTTTTTTCATCTCATATTCTAACGTAGACATCAAAGAACGTCCGCGTAAAGTAATATTTCTATACAAAAATTGGTTGTGGTTCAACTTCAGCAGCATCAAGGCACCTGCCTCGATATCTCTATCATCGACAGGCGTATTGAGCCAATTCTGAATTTCTTTTGTGAACTTATTGTCTAAAGTGTTCATTTTATCCTGAATTAAGGAGTGGTAACAATAGACGTATCTGTTGCTCCACTGATATTTCCAGCTTCAGTTTCTATTTTACCGGCATAGAAAGGAGCCGGGCAAACGTCAGGAGCTTCAATTTCGAAATTAGAGCCTGCCTCACCTTCAATTCCTTCTCCGGTGCTACCTGACGGTTTTGTCGTTGTTTCATAGGCTTCACATCCAAGTACACGATACTTTCCGTCACGTTGTGGAACGAGATATACTAAGTCGTCGGCAACAGCCATTCTTTGGAAAGCTGCAGCGCTGGCATTATATAGTGGATGATTCAAAGTAATTTTGTTGAGAAACAAAACATTTGGCTTCGTTCCGCTTGTTTCCCATTCAAGTTTTCCTTTTTTGTCAAGGAGGTCGATTCTCAGCCATTTCTTGTCGGCTGAAAGTGTGAAATCACCCGTATATTGAGCCAATGTATCAAGTGTCTTGGCATCTACCTTATCCGTTGATGGCAATTCAGGCCACTTAACGATATCATCCTTGGAAATGGCATACACATGGGTACGAATTCCAACCGGGACTGGATTCCCTTTGCAAAATTTTAAGCTCTCATAGAGCATGCTATCTGTACAACTCATTTTTTTTAATTTTAGAGGTTAATTAAGCAGTAGAGTATTTAACTCTACTGCGTTTTTTAGAGGGCTTTGATTCCGTCAATTGTGGCAACCATTAGCATTTCTTTGTTAATACTACGGAATTGAGTACCGAAAAACATGGTAGCAACGAAGTCAAGCACGAACGGATGATACTTTTCCACCGTGATTTTTTCTTCTGCAAGACCGTTTCCATATCCGTAGCGCATGTTCTGTTGCGTCGAAAGATGAATATAAGGTGATCCTTTTTTAGAAGTAAGAGGAACAAGTTCGCACATGTTGCTTGAACCCTCTAGAAAGGTCTTATCATATTGCGTATTGTAAGCAACTGCACCACTGACATTCTTGTAGTTCTCGGTGTAGTCGTTGTACACGTGGCGGGGAATGTACATCTTCGTTGCAACACCCTGCAATTCATCACTTGCAGCAAAGTAGATAGACTTGAGAATATCAACCGCGTTTGCGCTCGTGATAGCCTCAATGACAATCATGTTTCCGTTTGCAGCTGCAATGGTGCCGGCCGTCTTCTCTGTTGTCGTGATTGTGTCTAGGCCGTTGAATAAATCAACCGTTTTTGTACCGTCATCTTTGCGTTGTGCATTCCAGATAGCTGTATTCAACTTCTTACCTAATTGAGCAGACAAAAACATCAATACGCTCTTAGTCATACTGACATTTATCAGTGCATCACCTTGGGTAATAAGGTCACCAAAAACCGACTTCCACGTTTCGTTTGGATCAAATTCTTTAATAACGCTACCCAAAAAAGTTTCAAGAGTTCTTGGTTTTAAATTAACTCCGGAAGTGTCAGTGCGCTTTGGATCGTAAGGACCGATTTCAATGTCACCGGATATTTCGCTCTCAATCACTCGTCCTCGTGTACCTGGACGCCCACTCATGTGCTGAAGAGTTTCCTTTGCGCCGATTACCGGCATCATGAGCAATTCCTTTTGATACTGAACGGCGCTCTTAGCCAGTTCGGTGTCTGTAATATTAACGGTTGCCATCTTTAGATAATGTTTTTGAATTGGTTTGCAAACTCTTGGCAGTTTTTGGCTGCTTCGATATCAGATACTTCTCCTGTTGCGTTGTCCACCACTTTTGTGGTCTCAGCACCAGGCGCTTTTTTCAGATTTTCGATCTGAGTGTTTAACTGAGCATTGGAAGTTTCCAACGCGGTCTTGTCTGTTGTGAGCTTCTCAATCTTAGCAAGAAGTCCCTTAACATTGTCTTCAATGGCTTGGAGCTGTGCAGTGTCAAGTGTCACTTTGTTTTCCTTGTCTTCAAGACCTTCAACATTGAGAATCTTGTTGACTTCCAAAAAGTTTTTAATCATTGTTTGTTCATTATTTGGTTTTACATCTTCTTTCCTTTTAGGAGAGAATAAGGCTCTGAGAGCCTGCAACAGCGTATTCGTTTCAATCACTTCCTGACTTTTCGGCACATCTAGTGGAGAGCTATCATCTTCCGTAGGAATGGGAAGTCCGCAAGCCACGAAATGTTCTTTCATCTCGTTAGTTAGTTTGGCGGGCTTTTCGTCATCTTCGATAATATCGTCAACAATTCCAAGTTGTTTGCATTCTTCAGCATTCAGCCAGGCACCTTTGCTCATCACATCAAGCATATCCGTTACGTTCTTCTTGCACCTATTTGCATAGATATTGGCAATTACTCCGTCAATCGTTTGGTTGTCCTCCTTCTGTTTAGTCAGATCTTTGATGTAAGATTCAAGTTGTTCCTCATTCATCATTTCCCATTGAAACACAACGGTGGAGCATTTGTGTACAAGCATCAGCGCATGACGACTCATTTTAATTGTCTTAGCACCCATCGCCAGAATGGTTGCCGCGCTTGCCGTCATCCCGTAGATGTAGGCTATTACTTCTCCATTGTCAACAAACTGCTGGCGAATGTCCAGGGCGTGTTGAACGTCACCTCCGTAACTATTAATCCGAACATTGCAAGGTTTTTTCTTGCAAGTATCCAACTTGGATTTTACCCATTGTTTTGAAATGGGATATCCGATGTAGGAATCAATATCAATGTCGTATTTCATCGTTAATTGAATTTGCAGCAAACTTACCATATAAATATATGGAAACAAAAGACACTACAAGAAAGCATTATCAAGACTTTCTTCTCTAATGGAGCCTTTTATAAAAAAAAAGTTTCTCTAAATGAGAAAAATGAACAGAGCTGAATTTTGTTTTTGTATTTTCGAGAAGTGTATTGAATTATAATGAGAAGATGTCGTAATGTATGAAGCGGTGAGTTTTGTCGTAGACAAAGCGTTGCGTAAAAATGGAGATGATAAGCTCATTTAATATAATAATATTCTCAATGTATTTTCCTGAAGTTATTTTATCTGAATATAATGAAGCGAAGATGAATTATATTCAGATAAATTTACTGAAGGAAGGCCCCGAGCCAACAGTTACATAAGCAACGCTTGTGTTATTGTCGGTCTTGGGAAAAATCGCCGAAACCGTAATCTCAAATCCAAATTTTCAATTCAAAACTGAAGTACTGGAATTTTGATGTGAAAATTGGCTATTTGAAACGGTTTCGGCGCGGTCCGTTTTTGCATATTGTGCGGAATACACACAAAGGACCCCCCGCCGCCCTACGCTCTGTTTCTCAAAAGCGCACTACTTTTCGGCGGAATATGCAAACAAACGTTAATAAAAAAGCCTATCCCGATGGTATTTTTGGAGATAGGCTTGGAGAAATCCTTTTAGGATTTACTACGATGGTATAGGTTGTGATGGGCTATGACCAATTAGAGCTAACAGGCATTGGAACATTGTATTGAGGAAATTTAAGACATCCGATGACAAGCGTGTCGAATGCATCGCTACCATCAGTTCTATATTCAAGTTTGTCCTCTTCAGTTTCCGCTAACTTCTCAGCGCGTTTATCTTTTTTCCCATTATAAACACCTGCAGTCTGTATGGATAGCAATAAATCTTCATTGTTTTCTTCATTGATGTATGGTATGAGACGTTCCTGTCCTGAAAAGGCTCCATTTATAAGCAAATGTTTTTCTCCGTGATTCATTGGAGCTCCAACAAATACCGGAATGATTTTCCAACCATGTTTTGTAAATACATCTATTATGACAGCTTTGAAGTCTTTATCATTAACGGCATAGTTAGATCCCAATGCTGTACTGTCATAATAATAGTATACAATCTTTGTATTCATATTATTATAATACTTGCAGAAATCAGAAATTAGTTCCGGCAATTTTCGTTCGTATTTAACCCAGAAAGATTTAATAACGTTTAATCGAGATAATGAATAATCCGGCTGTCCTACGACCATCCAATTTATATTGCGATTATAATCGAATGAAATACATAATGGTTTATCTTGTTGAACGTCTGCATCCATTCGACTATCAACCTCTTTTAGTTTTTTGATATCCCAATCCAGGTTATCAATATAATTAAAATTAGCACTTGTGTATTTATGATGAGACTTCATACTGGAATAGAATCCATCCCTAATAATGTCAACAGGTATGCAAAGAATTGACGTTTGGAATACAAGTGGAGGAAGGTCACGCTTCATATTCTTAATATATTCTTCACCTAAAACTTCTATATTAGTAAGTGTAGAATAGGTATTGTAATATAAAGCTCTGCTTCTGAATTCTCTTAAACGTTTACGATATGCCGTGAGTTTGTGGTATTGCCAGTCCTTTATTGTTTCATTTCGCGCTGCTTCTTCTAATATTGAAATTTCTATGATTAGACTTTCAATTACTTGTATCAGTTCCGGATCATATTTTTCTTTATATCTCATGAACCAACTTCCTGATTTTGTAACAGCCATATCACTCGTTATTAACATTCCGTGATGTGCAAAGTAATCACCAAATTCACGAAGTTGACCGCGGTTAGCTTGAAATGTTTCTTCTTTCAATCTTTCATAATTAATAAATTTGGCTTCGTCTATGTCTACGAAGTCAAAGCTTTTCGAATTAGAAGTGCCAACTCGGTCCTGACTAATTATTTGTCCTATCGCTCCTGTATAAAAAGAAATGATGTTTTCATAGTTTTCTGGTTCTATAATAGGTTTAGGCCAATCTAAAGATTTTGGAGGTCTATGGCCAACACACCAGTGTATTTCTCTTCGGAAACCCCAGTCTTCCCAATGCTGGAACATAGATGGGAGCGTATTTGTTTTCGCACGAATGGTATTTGGAGCAACAAAAGCTGTTGTACTTCCAGGCATAGCTTGAAAGTTTCTAAGGTTAACTGTTGCATGTAGCATACCTTTACCTGTTCCACGTCCTGCAATAATGACATTATCTTTAGCAGATATGTTCATTACATCACGTTGCATTTTATTGAAATATACCTTCATTATATTAAAGTACAAATTTAGGGGTTTGTTTGTGCCATTTTATTATATTTTTTTCCTAATATAATTCCGGATTGTTGATAGTCTTTTCGTATACGATAAAACTTTTGTCGGACAGCTTCATAATTTTCTTCCGTAGTTATTCCCTTACTTTTACACCAATCAAATAATTTTTGTCTTATATCTCTTTGGGTTAAAAATGGAATAATCCCATACCACATATCTATTCTAAATAGTGTTTCTATACTTTCACGAAGCTGCGATATTCCTTCTTTTCGGAAGTAGTTATATTCACTTGGCCTCTTACCTGACATGGTAGGAGCAAGTATGCAAATACATCCATCCTTATTCAATTGCACTTCTTTTCCACGAGATCTAACAAGATTCTTTTTAATAATTGCATTTTCCGCGCTACCGGATGCAAAAATAATTGGATTACCCAGATTTTTTTCAGCCCATTGTCGAAGATAGCCGTCAAGTGGTAAATAAATATATATCCTTTCCATAATTCAATTTATTGCTACAAAATTACAATATATTTTCTCACGCGATATACCGTTTTATGGCATTTTTTTGACAACATGCGACAACATCCTTTATTTATCGATGTTTAAGACCTACATGAGTTTTGACAACATGACAACAAAACATTGTTTTTGACAACAAGTAGCTTTTTTTGTTGTCACTTGTTGTCACTTGTTGTCACTATTACTATGTTATCAATCTCTTTATTTATCGGTATGTTGTCGAATGTTGTCAATGTTGTAACTAATTTTAAATTCTTGGAGAGACAACTAAATATTTTGATTGCAAAAAAAATGCCCGTATCTATAAAGTGATACGGGCTTACCCTTAAATTAGTAGGTATGATTCTCTTTAGAAGGGTAATTTATTTTCTTTTTCTTCTGGTTGATCAATCGTTTCAATATCATTATGTTCAGAAAATTCTGAAACAAGATTAATTCCATATCTTTCTGATATTACGTCATAATCAAAAGCCATTGCCTGCAATACTCTTGTTTCCGCATGAGGTGTAGTACCAGGTAGTGTAGGAGTAAAAATAGTAACTCCTTTAATTATAGTTTTGAATCGAACTCCCTTCTTCTTTCCAAGATAGTAGTCAGCATTTTCAAGATACACTCTTAATGAATCTTCCGGAAGGGATGTATTTCCTACCTGAGAACTTGTTTTTTTGTATAGCATGAAAATTCTGTTTTTATTAATGAGAAGAATTTTCTTTGGCTTTTGAAAATGTCTTTCAACTGTATCTGTTTTTATTTCCATTACTTTTTCAATTCTATAATCGCTCTCATTAAATATTTCTCCATTGTCATTAAGATAAACAAATGTATTGAAAAAACCTGCTAATTCGTTGCCGGTACCGGACAATTTATTCTGGCGGAGAATACCTTTTACGCACAAATCAAGCATTTCCGAATACCTGATTGGAAGTGGTAAGTATTCTTCAACTACTTTCATAGTTGCCAAAGGCTTGGCCCAATTTTCAACAATTCTTGTTTCAAGACGCATTCCGTTTGTTTTGTCATTGATATCATTGAGGACGTCATTATAATATTCCTTAAATCTTGCCTCCATTCTCTTTCTATTTTCAAGGACTTTCAAAGTCATTCCTGTCATTCCGAAACGTTGTATCTCTCTTAATTCAGAAAAGCGACGTCTTTCATCGTTTGTAAATTCTGACTTTGGAAATGAAAGATAAATACATCGATGAAACAAAGCGATGTCCGCTGTCGGCATTTCCTGTCCTGATATTACCACTCCTGATTTTACGCTACTTCTTTCGATCTCTTGATAGTCGGATCCACCCATCTTTGTTCTTCCAACACCATCATACAATCCTTTCAACATCTCTATTTTAGTAGGTATGATATCGTTCTTATATTCGTCTAGGTGACATATTGCATCGCAAGCGAACGCAACGGCGTTGTTAAGAGCTGTAACAGTTGATTTTTTTAGGTTAGGTGGCTCATTGTTCAACATAAAGAATTTCATGAGTGCGATTCCGAGTTCTGTCTTTCCACTACCCTTTGGGCCGAAAAGGTTTAAGTTCGGAAATGTTCTGGTGTAACCTGTTATAATATCTCGAAAGCAACTGGCCATCCAGTAAAGAATTCCAATTTTACCATTATCCCCGAATACCTGAATGAATTTTGTTAGGTAGTCTTCCATTGAACATGTCTGAAGGTCTTGGTGAATGAATTTTCTCTCGAGTTCGTATTTTGTTTTATCTGCCTTATTCCGTATTGATGCCGCAGGAATGTACCATATTCCTGCTTCACCCAATCTGCAGATTCCAAGTTCATCAGCCTTGTAAAATTTTCCGTCCATCCACAAACCATTTCCAAATGCATAAAAACCTGTTTCGTTCCAGCCCATTTGCTTTATCGATCTCGCTGTTTCGGTATTCGAATACAAATAACTCTTTAACTTTATTATCTCGCGAGTCCCGGCCATCCATTGGTAATTTCCTAGTCCTTCTAACTTCTGCTGAAACTTAGGTACAGAAACAAGCTCTTCCATCGTAAGTTCAACGACCTCTTTTCTTCCGGATTTGTTCTTTATGTAGAATATTCTTTTTGGGGACTTATCGTCTCGAATATGAAATAAAGGTTTCATTGTGAAGTTAGACCATACATATTCACCTTTATCATTAATACCAACGTATCCTCCATTATCTTCTACAAATCCGTATTGACGTAAGTCAACTGTACCGTTCTTTTCTTGGGATTCTTTATTTCTCTTCCATTTTGCCTTATTGATGGCGTTTTTCCAAAACTCCTTGTTACGCTTGATATGATTGAGCTCATCAATCACCATTACAAGCTTCATGTCATCTTCTATGTAACTGGCCAATTCAGACAGCTGAGTGAATACTTCAGTCTTTTTTTGTATTGAAGCTTCATTGTCCCATATCTTATTACCAAGCCAAGAAATAAAATCTTCCTCGGTAATTTCATTGAGCATCGATTTAGATGTAAAGAATGATCCTGGATCTTGTTTTGTATGGTCCTTTGTTAGTGTTATTTCTCGAACTGTAACATTAAGTCCTAGTTGAATTGCCAATTTCCCATTCTCCATGACATACTTAATTCCTGCACCATAATGATCTTCACCTTTTATCGGGTCTGCATCGTTTATAAAGCAAACGTTGCTTGTTCCTTTCTTTAGCTGAATAAGTTGTTCACGAGTCCAAGAACCTCCAAGCGCTGCGACTGCGTTATCAATACCTACAGAGTGCATCTTCATAGCGTCCGGAGCCCCTTCAACCAGATACCATATTTCTTTTTTACAGGCTTCCGGATATGCTTCATCAATGCCGAAAACTGAACTTCTCTTATGATATATGATGCTTTCAGTACTATTGATGTACTTTGCAGTATTATCTTCTCCACTAAGGTCTCGAGCGGTGAAGCCTATGATATTTCTTGTGCGGTCGCGTATCGGGATCATCAGTCTATTGCGATATGCATCATATATCTTACCTGTTTCTTCCTTACACTTCAATAGACCAAGGTCTACTAAAAAGTCTATGTTCTCTCCGCTTTCTTCTGCCCATTTGAGCAGACTCGAATATCCCTTTGGAGCAAAACCCATTCCAATTTCCGTAATGTAGTCCTGTCCCCATCTTGAAACGGCGTAATTCCAGGCATCAGGACATTTTACTTTGTCCTGTAATATGGACGAATAGAATTTGGCAACCTTCTGGTTTATTATCATATAGGCTTCTCGCTTTAGTCTGGCTTTAGTCTTTTCAGGGTCTTCTACTTCCTCTTCTATTTCTACTCCGTATTGCTTTGCGAGTTGTTTTACAGCTTCTGGGAATGTTACTCCTGTCATTTTTTGAACAAATGAAATAACATTGCCACCTTCTTGACAAGCTCCGAAACAATGCCATGTCTGTCGAATAGGGGAAACATGGAAACTGGCCGTTTTTTCACCGTGAAAAGGACAACATGCCACGAAATCTCTTCCTGCTTTTGTAAGTGTAATATAACGACTTATTACATCAACGATATCTGAGCGTTCCAGAACCCGTTCAATTGTTTCTTGTGGAATCATACCTTAACTTTTTTCATCGAGTTGCTAATTCAAGCAAATCATTTGCAAAATGCTCGTCTTTTTCATCAAAGTTCCAGTTCATTAGTACCATATCATGGTAAATTTTACCATAACTTATATTGATTGGAAATACTCCAGCTTCCCATATTTTATTGAGTCTATCAATAAATTTTTTATTGATTGCCACTTCTCTTGTCATTATTTAATGTTTTATTATTAGTTATATACCATTTGTATACATACTTCATACTGTGTACGTTCATCTTATCTAAAATATTAGTAACATGATTGTGTACTGTATGAGTGGATATGTGAAGTATTTCAGCTATTTCTTCTGAATTATGTCCTTCTACTGCCAAATTTATTACTTCAATTTCCCGAAGCGAAAGACAAGATTTCATCTTTGGAAAACATACAATATTTTCTAAAGGACAATCACCTCTAATCGGGCAATCAGTTTTTTCGAAATGCCAATTATTGTCTTTATCAATGTCGTATTCTGCGGTGTCGTATCTCCCAAAATTGCATTGAAGGAATCTATTAACAACTTTGAATCTGAATCTTCTTTGCAATGGCTTAAAGTTGTGATACAATTTGTCAAGAGATTTATATGCATCTGGAAATTCATTTTGAATTCTATCAAAATATGAATTGACTAATTCAACATCGTTTTCTGTAAGAGTTGTATTTTCTTTGTCAGTGATGACAACAACTCTACCATCATTTTTGTTTAAAAATTCAGTTTCCATCTTTAATAATTTCTTGGAGTTTCTCTCGTTCCAACTTCGACCAATTGTCTAATTTAAGTCTCCGTCTCAAACCATTGTATCCAATACCCGTTTTAACATACACTTGATTTGCGAATTCTCTTCTACCTTGTCTGTCCAATGACGAATAATAGTCTTTAATGTCCATTTTTGTAAGTTTTATTCAATACTTTGAAGTTTAAATTATAATATTTCGTAACTTTGCCGTAAAAGTTTGATGCAAATTTAGCGCGAATTTCAATATAATGTATATTTAGTTCAATATATTTCCTGTTAAAAATATTTAATCATGTACAACGGTAAGGTAATTAAGGATTTAATAAAGCAAAGCGGACTTCAGCAAAATGAAGTTCTTAAAAAATTAAATTGGGGACCGTCAAAACTTAAAAGTGTTGTTAATGGAAACCCAACGGTTAATTCATTAGAACAAATAGCCAATTTTTTAAATGTATCAATGGATGTTTTTTTCATACGTGATATATTAACATCCGGAAATAATGTAGTTGGAAATAGTAATACTGTTGGTAATTTGATTGTTGGAGATATTCAGATCAAAGAACGTTTAATCGCATGTGAAGCTTTAATAGCCGAAAAAGATAAACGTATTGAATTACTAGAATCCATTAGAAAATCATTTGAAAAAAAAATAGACAAATAGTAGACATCAATTTCAATTTCATGGACAAAAACTACGTCTTATTATGCTGTAATCCCAATAGAATGGGTTCTATTTTAGCTGAAACGGTCCGGGTATCCCAACAAAAGAAGCCGAGCAGCAGTAAAAAAGGTTGTTCGGTTTTTTATAATAAAATAATAAATGCCGCTAAGAAACAAATGTCGCAAGGTTTTGACGACAAAATGGCAGAAATTTGATTTATAACATATAAACAAATTTAATATCATAATCAAACAAAAAATGAAAAAGTATTATTCCATCTGCATGCTCCTGACTTTATTGCTACTTCCAGTAGGAGCCAACGCAG